CTCCGTAGAGAATACGAACTTATCAGAGGGTAGACATTCCTGAACATTAACAGTAATAAGATAACCCATATTGAGTGTCGTCTTGTGGTCGTTAGATAGGTCGAACCAAGAATAATTAGGTTTGCGGACCGCGACCTGTTCGAATACGTTACCAGCCATTATGCAACAGGTTTATAAGTGACGATTTGAAGAAGTCTTTGCAGCGCATCGTAAAAGTGTTGCGCGTGTACGCGGTCTGTACAGCCCACAGCGTAGGCTTCCAGCATCATGTTTTCGTTATCTAGTTGCATATCAACTAAAGAGATCGTTACTCGAAAGCGGTTCTCTATACGTGGGCTTTGATCTATTGATTTTTGTTCCATTAGATTGTTTTTTCAAGTCAGAAAGATTAGAATCAGATAATAGAAATTCTGGAAAAAGTGATAACTGGTGCGACTTTTTTTTCTTAGCTTTTTTCATCGGAAGTCATTAAAATAGGGGGTTGCAAGCCCCCTATAATTACAAACGAATGCCACCGCGTGGAACGGTAATGAACTTTGCAAGACGTTTAGTAGTCTTGTGTTTACCACGGGAGTATGCCTTCCCGTAGTTGAACTTCCTTCTTGCCATAGTACCTATTTTTGGCGTTATCCGTGGGTACTTAACGGTTCTGGATGCCGTAAGGATAGAATTAATAAGTGCCGGTATAATCGTTATTACTCACTGCATCATCATGTTCTGACATTGTACGCTTAAGCAAGTCACTAAGGGACTCACCCCCTTTGATGAGGTTACCGATATTGTAACCCGATATAGGTTTGTTTGCTAATTGGCCAAGGTAACGAGCGATGAAAGAATCGTGAGGCATTATCCCGTTTTTTCGCAAATCTACGTCCATATTTTTTAATACGGTGTCAACCTGATTAAGTTTTTGTTGCGACATTGATAGTTGTCCTTGCTGGTTAAGATTAGCTATTTCAGCGCGCGCCTTTTGAATACCAGCAAGAGCCGTAGTATTATCTCTATTGTATGCGCCAATTTTGAGTAGCTGATCTGATTGACCCATTGTTAAATCTTGTGCCATCTTCTGGTTAGCGAGTTGTGCAGCAGTAAGGGACTGGGACATTAAGTTTTTAAACTGTGTTGTTTCCAGTTGTGTTTTTGAAGTTTCTGCACCTGTTTTAGCCGTAGTTGCAGCATCGAGTAGAGCTTTGGTTCTAGTGGCGTCGGTAGTGGCTTTAGTATTATCAATTTGCGCTTGTTGGGCTTGAGCACCGAGATAAGACATAATACCTGATGACAGGTCAAATTTAGGGGTAACACCTTGTGTGGCACCTTGGGAAGGTGTCGAAGCTTGTGAAGCATGTGCGATTTGAGCGGCATCAATGGAAGGGCCATTAGACATGTTCCCATAGATAAGGTTAGGGTTAAGTCCCGCTGCTTGAAAGCGTTGCATTTGTGCGCTAGGTGAATTGTAAGCATTGGCCATGTTCCAGTTTGCAATATTTTGGCTTTGTTGACGTTGCCACATATCTAGGTTGAATTGATTGGTTTGGTCGAACATAGATTGGGCGAATCCCTTTTGGGCGTTAAACATGTCGTCGGCCTGATGTTGGTTTTGGTCGTTTTGCCAGATTTGCATGCCAGTGTTGCCGAGAGAACCTAATGCCTGGGAACCGCCCGCAATCATTGAAATTGGATCCATAATAAATTTATTAAAGGTTAATTAATCTTTCCCACGGAGCGCACCGAGGCGGAGGCGCTCCGGGGAAATTAAAAGTATGACCAGTTTCGCCTCCGTGGCCGGCGAGGCCAGTTTTCGGTGATAGTCAGCTTCGCCATTACCGAAAGTATTAACGGGGTTAATGTGTTATGTTGACACAGGTGTCAACTAGCACTATAATATCAAGGAGATTATAGTGCATGCAACGCTAGGCGTTGCTAACGCTTTGCGTTTTTTGCGCTGATGCATCAGCTTTTTTAAGTTTTGCAGCTTCTGCAATCGCTTGATTATACGCATTCGCGTTAGCAAGCCATTCAGCGCGTTGCTGTTTACGCTCCGCTTCTTTTTTGTCATACGCTTCGCGTTTTTGTTTGACAATCTCATTTTGATTGTTGAGTATTTCGGCCTGTTCTGTTAGGTCGAGTTTTCGGAAGTCCGGCAGTACGTGGTCGCCAGAGTAGAAGTGATTGCCTAATTTGTCCATAGGTAGGCCACGAGCATACCGCTGGAGTAGTTGTTGCGGTGTATATGTCATATCGGGTACTGTTTTAGACGGTTGATCGCCCGGTAGGCTTACCTTTTCTTTTGTGTGGTCATAATTCCATACTGTACGCATAATGATTAATTTTAAATTGTTCCAATGTCGTTTTGTGTTTTTGTAATTATTTTTTGTCTGTCCCAATAAGAACGTTCTTTCTGTTTTTCACGATGTTTAATGACGCCGCCATCGTTATCTACTTTTTTATGATAGCTAGCCCAATGTTCAATCTGGGCTTGTGTATTAAGCATTTCGCGTTGTTCAGGAGAGAATATCCTATCACGATAGTAGCGGGGTAGTGCGGCCTTAAAGCCGCCATCAAGGGTACACCAAGAAGCATTATTAGCGATGTGATATGCGACCATTTGAGGAGTCAAATAGCCGCGTCCAAGTTTTTTGACATCAAAGAGAATTCAGGTTGTCTATCATCGTTTTTATGCTGGGGAACGCGTTTGTTCTTACTGATATACTTAAGAGTATAGGCTATTGTAGCCTTTGACATTGGGACTACATGAATTGTTCCTAGACCCCATGCTTTGTCAATAAGTTCGCGGTCTGCGCCGAACATAATAAGGTGATAATGGGGGCGCCAAGTGCGCCCCCCGTATTCAGCCGCTGCATAATACTTAATTTTAGTACCAGCTGGTGAGATTTTACGTAACCTTTTCATGAATAGTTGAACATCTCTTTTAGTCGTGGTCATATAGCCTTTAGGAGTAATTGGTACGTGATCTGTATCATAAGTTAGTGTTACGAATAGACCATGGCCATATTGTTTCTCCTCGGCTGATAACCTGATAACCCAGTCACTAATACGGCGTTGCTTACATTTGGAACACTTACCACATGGTACTAGTTGAGCAGAGCCATAAGGGTCTGACTTATCCAAAAGTATCTTAATAGGCATTATACAGCTCATATAAGGCCGGCCGGCGTTCCATAACGTGGTAGTGGCCTACGTACCATCATAGAGTTAACAATATGGCCAATAATATGCCTAGTAGATGGGTCTTCGACTGCAAATATTCTATCTGTAGCATCACACATAATGAACGCATCGTTAAGTGTAGGTGGAGCAGTAAGGCTGAAAGTTCGATGCATCGACCAATAGTTAAGTGTAGTATGAAAGTCACCAGTTACCCTAGATGGAGAATAGCGATACTCAGAATAACGAGGTAGATACCCAAAGGTAGCCGCATTGGAATCTGCATGTATAGTTAATACTAGTTCACCACGGGTTACGGCGTCTTCGCCTAGTTGTGCAAATTCAGGCCACGCATACTGAAAGCGATCGATCTTCGAGAATAGCCTAGGTAAACCCTGATGGTAGGCAGTCTTCGGGCGGATTGAAAGAATGGACATAATAAGCCCGTGCTCTTCGCAATAATATGACACATTGCCTGCACCGCCTACGATAGTTACACCGTGACCTGCCATATTTCCTTGTGGAGTAGCGGTCGTGTCAGATGCGCTAGTCTGTAGTACCTCGCTAATTGCCATGATAGAACGTGTGCCACCTATATACTCCGGCCTTTGTAACCTAGCATCAGACGATCGTACGCCGAAGTGTACCAGTAACGACTCAGTGTAACGTGTTCCTGCACGGGCGTTTTTTTCGAGCCAGATTTGTAAGGCATAGGCAGCACGTAGATCGTTGATCGTAGTAGATACAGTTATGTCTGACGTAGAACCATCAACATGTAATGAGCCGTTAGGATCGATAGCTGCAGGAAGGTTAATAGGTTCTGCGTATAGTTCGCCGCCTGAGGCACTAGCATGCAGAATCTGATCGCCGGAATAAGGTGTACCTGATGAAGGACCAACAATATTAGGAGCATAGCCTGATACACGTGTAACTGGTATATCAATGTTAACCGTTGCATCAATAGGTAGTGTAACGGGGTCGCCTTTTTGAGACCAAGGAAGACAGGAGGTAAAGTAATCATGTTCCCAAGCTCTTTGTCGGAGAATACCTAGACGGGTGTCGGTTGTTTCAGATACCTGACCAGAAATAATATCTATATACTCCTCGAATGTATTAACTCCCATATCTTGCATATTCTGATCACGATAATAATCCCACCAAATCTTCTGATAGGCTGCAAAAGGTAGTGCAGACATGAACGTAGATGGTAAGTCGTCAGCCCATGTACCTATAGGAATTCCAAGGTAATCAGCCAATGAACCCACTGTAACATTCATAGTGTTACTAGAAGAATTGAGATAAGGAGGGACGATAGTTTCAGAAGTAGCATTAGCTGGGGAAATGAACTCCTCCCAGCCATTGGGGTTAGGCCATATGATACGATTAGGAACGTAAAAGTGATGTATGAATACTTCTACTTTGTGCATTATAGGAGCAATCATAGGCATCATGCGGAACATTGCCTCCGTAGAGAATACGAACTTATCAGAGGGTAGACATTCCTGAACATTAACAGGAATAAGATAACCCATATTGAGTGTCGTCTTGTGGTCGTTAGATAGGTCGAA